GCGTGCGATCTGTCGTGTGGAGCGGGGGAGGATAGCGGTTAATGACTACACGAATATTATCATTTTGGGGAGTTAAACCGATAACCTCCGGCTGCGATGCTACTCCTGGCAGGCTGGTCCGGGGTAGCGTTCGGGCGTTGCGTTTTGGGCCCGATCCCTCGATGCTGCGCAATCGCCTGCGGCGATCGCGGCGTGGCCAGGGCCGGGCTGCGGACGTGGCGCAGGGCGTCTTTTGGGGTCTTTTTGGGTCTGTGGATCCTCCGGGCCATTTGGGGCTCGGGGTAGCAATTACGCGACATAACATACATAGTCGGAAGCAAATTTGCGTGCTACCCCAGGGCCGGGGTAGCGTTCCGGGGCTCGTCTATTATGGGCCATTTGGCCGGCTGCGGCTCGCTCGCGCTCCAGGAGCGATTCTCTGTGCGGGGGATCCTGCCGGCACCGACGTTTCTGCAGATTTGGGCCCAGGTCGGTTTGGGGAGCAACGCTACCCCAACCGGCATTGGGGTAGCGTTGCGATTAGAGCAGGCGCTCCTGCACATAGAGGGTGTGGGAGGGTGTGCCAGCAACCTGCTCGTAGAGGCTCCGTAGGCCGATCAGGCGATCGACCGGGCGAGTGATTTCCTCGACGATGGAGAGTTGGGTCATGGATCGTCCCAGGCGTTTCTCGAGCTCCTTGATTTCCCTGGCCAGGGCGGGGAACTTGGCGTTGAAAATCTGCCGGTCCGCCGTGCATATTCTCTCGAGCTCCTTGCGATCTGTAGCGAAGATCGGGAGGATTTCCGCCATCACATCGGGCTCCAGATGGGGTCCGAGGGCGGGGCTCCAGTGGGTTCCCCCTTCCTCGATCAGGCAGTCCATGTGTACGGTAGCGCGGAGGTATCCATGCCCGCGAAGGTGAATGTGGGTCGTGTAGTCGGGGCCGGGCTTTCGGCAGATGAGACAGATTGGCTCCGGAATGCCTGCTTCATGCCTGCAGATTGGGCATACCGCATGCAGCCTGGCTTCCTCCGGGAGATCGTGGCCGAGGAGGCAGACGGTGGTGGGTTGGCCGGCGAAGAAGCGACCGGTCAGGCGCAGGGCGCACAGGTCGCATACCCACTTGGTTTCCTCGTCTGGCAGGAGGTCCAGGGCTTTGGCGATCCCGGCAGGATAGCGATGGCCCACACGGATCGGAGTTCGGGAGACCGCATCGGTCCGTCCGCAGATCGGGCACGCTACGGCAGACTCATAGGGCTTGCGCTTCCGTCTCATCCGATCCTCCATCCACATCGGGGCAGACTTGCAGGGCCTGCCAGGCCAGGTATCGCTGTGTCCAGATCGTGGCCAGATCCTGGGGGGTGTGTATTATCTCCAGGCGATCCTGCCAGTCGATGCAGACTCCGTTCATCCCTGGGTTCGTTATCACCCAATACTCGGTCCGCATGCCCGTGTTCTTGTGGAGATAGCCAATGCGGCCATCTGGCAAGCGAACGATGCTATAAGCGGCGATCGCTCTCGCCTGCGCGTATAGGTATCCAGCCGAGGCCGGCTGGCCGACCAGGAGGTCATTTGGGAGTATTGGCTCACTCATCGTGGGTCCTCCAGGTACTTGCGCAGGTCTGTCTTGAGCGTGTACCGGACTCCATGGGCTTCGAGGCACTCCGTTACCTCGTGAGCGACTCGATGCCAGTCGATGTGCTTCGCGGCAGGATGATAGTTCAACTTGCCGGCGAAGTAGAAGTCGACGAATCCGCTGGTCCTCGCGATCAGGGCCAACGTTTGGTCCAGGTCGACGATCGGTTCCAGGCTCACCCAGGTGCGGATCCCGGAATCGTTGGCCAGGGCGAGCATATCGCATCGCTCCTGTGGCGGGGCGGCGCGAGGTTCCCAGGCCAGGCTGTCGGGGGTGTTGGCGAAGGTGAGGGTGGCTCCGTATTCATCCCGGCTTGGATCGATCACGGTCAGCAGATCCTGGATGGATCTGCATCCTCCTTTGGTGAGAATCTTCACGCTGTGACCGGTCCGGTGCAGGATGTCTATGGCCTGCGTGGTGGTCGTGGCATGGGCCGGGTCATCAAATGGTTGGTACGGGTCGCAGGTAAAGCACAACAGCACGTGTCCTCCGATCCCGCGGCTCTGCCGGCGTTCGGCATCCTGGCGCAGGCGATCCAGGATATCGGCTCGCGGGGCCGATCGCGACTGGAAGGCCTGGGGGTTCACGTGCAGGACTTTGGGTCCATAGCAGTAGACGCAGCCATGGACGCATCCTCCAAAGAGGTTCGTGGCCCACTCGGCGTATTCGCGGGCCCGTCCGGTGGGTTGGTAGATCACGCTCATCGGGTCCTCCTTAACAGACCGCTGCTAATGCCTCGATGGCATGCGGCTGTGGCAGCGGGCTATCCTGTGGCTCGAGGATCAAGGTAATGGTGACGGGGCGATGGGGATCCTTGAGACCGCGCAGGTTGCAGGCGAGTATGCTGCCGATCGATGCCTGCATGCGATCCTGGGTCCGGTCCAGGTCGTCGGTCAGGACTCGCTTCAGATTGCGTTCGACTTGTTCGTGGCTTTCGACGATCATGGTTACTTTTAGCATGTCCGATCCTTTTCGGGTGTAGTCTAGGGCCCGAGGGCTCCTACTCTATAAACGGGTGAAAGGCACTTTTCTTTCAGGAGGGTTGTATGGCGAACGTGTTGTCTGGCAGGCTGGTCGACCAGCGTCTACCGCAGGAATTCTACGAGGTGGCAGACCAGGAGGTCGTGGAGGCGTTGGGCGCGATCGGTGGCAAATATGCTGTCAAGAAACGGACGTCGGTCATCATGTTGGCCTATGCTCGCGCTACGCAGCAAGCTTTGGCGCAGGTGTTCAGGCTCGAGACGGTGTGCTGCGAGCGGGTCTGGTATTCGAAATGGCGCAAAGATCCTGCCATCATCCGGGCTTATACATTGTTGCTCGATCGGCTCGTCAACTATGTCGACCTGGAGACGGTCCGGGTCCAGGAATTCTATCGTTCCATGTTCCTGCGCAACCTGGCGCAGTACCGGGCCGATGCTCCCACTGCGCTCCTGGCCGTGATGACGGATCCTAATGCCAGGCCGGAGGCACGCATCGATGCGGCTGTGAAGCTCATCCAATTCGGGGATCCGCAGGGCGCTGGCCAGATCGCCATGCCGGGGCGGGCTGGCGTCGACGTTTCGATCGAATTCGGGGCCGAGCTCGACCAGGCGATCCAGGCCGAGATGCGGCGTTTGGGTATCGTTCCGGGTGTACTCGAGGAGACGGCTGGCGAACCAACGGGGGTTGTCGATGGGGATGGAGATCCCGCCGACTCTGCAGGCTGACATTCAATCTGGCGCGTGGGCTGGCTGGCCGGAACCATTGAAGCGGACTTTGCTGGCCAGGCTGCGCTCCTATCGTCCGCCGATGCCGGTCATCGATTGGGTGCTGCGCCATCGTGCCATGCTGGTTCCCAATCGGCCAACGGACTTTGTCTCTCACGCTTACCTGCTCGATCTGTACCGGGCGACGGAGGAATGGGTCATCGTCTATAAGGCTTCTCAGTTGGGGGCGTCCGAATACCTGATCAGCTATGCCTTTTATGCTGCGGATCAGTTGAAGGCGACGGTCCTCTACGTGTTCCCCACTGATACCCATGTCTCGGATTTCTCGCGGGCTCGGATCGGGCCGGCGATCGAGGCCAGTCCGTATCTGGCCAGTATCGTCGTTCCGGGCCGATCCCGTGGGGCCGACCTGGTGGGCCTGAAACGGGTGGGCGATCGGTTCGTCTACTTCCGGGGGGCGAAGGTGTCTCCCGAGGGCTATGCTGCGCAGTTGAAATCGGTGGACGCAGACGTCCTCCTGCTCGACGAGATCGACGAGATGGATTCTCGGGCTCCAGCGATCGCCGAGAAACGGCTCGGCCATTCTCGGCTTGGGGTCCGGCGATCGGTATCGACTCCCACATACCGAGGCCGGGGGATCCATGCGTTGTGGGAGACGTCCGATCAGCGTCAGTGGTTCGTCCGCTGTCCGCATTGCGGCGAGCGGCAGGCCATGGGCATGTCGCAGGTCGTTCGGGAGTTCGACAACCTGGGGCGTCCCAAGGTCTGGAATGGTATGGCCGAGGGGCGGGCGTGGGTATCCTGTCTCCGCTGCGGGGAAGAGCTCGACCGGCTTGGGGCCGGCGAATGGGTCGCGGCGCATCCTGGGCGCATGCCGGTGGGGTTCCATCTGACCAAGCTGTTCTCTCCCCTCGCCGATCTGACGTCCATGGTCTTGAAGCTCTACTCGGTGGACGAAACCGAACGGAAAGAGACGTTCAACCAGGATTGGGGTCTGCCCTACGATCCGCGTGGGGGCCGGCTCACGGATCAGATCCTCGATCTGGCCAGGCGCGAATATGGCCATGGGCCGGTGGCTGGCGAGAAATGCTTCATGGGGGTCGACGTCGGGGATCTGCTGCATGTGGTCATCCGGGGTCCGGAGAATCGTCAATCTCACGAATCCCCCCAGCGGTATGCCGGGGCTGTCTCGGACTTCTCTGAGGTGGCTGCGCTCATGGGGCTCTACAACGTGGGGGTCTGCGTCGTCGATGCGCTCCCGGAGACGCGAGCGGCGAGGCAATTTCAACAGGGCCAACGGGCAGGGCGTGTCTGGCTGGCCTATTATGTCATCCAGAAAACCGGCTCGCGGCGCGAGGATGCGATCCAGCCAAATGCCGACGAGGGCACGGTCAATCTGGATCGGACTCGATGCCTCGACGAGATGATGGCCAGGGTTATGGCTGCGACGGTTCCGGATGCGGACGTCGTGGCTGATCATGTGTTTACGCTGCCGGCGCATGCGCGATCGGTGGAGGAGTATTACGATCATCTGAAGGCGCTGCTGCGGGTCCTCGAAGAGCACGCGGGGAACCGGGTGGCTGTGTACGTCAACGAGGGGGCGGATCACTTTGCCCATGCGGAGAATTATTGTCGTGTGGCCATGGCGTTGCCGGCACCAACTCCCCTGCCTGCTCAGGCCGGCTTGGAGAAGGAGAGCGGGTGGGATTAGTGTTATCGATGTAAGGAGGCAAATCAGATGCCATCTGCATTCAAATCTTTAGGGGCGTCCGGGCTCCCGCAGTGGGGTGGGATCGTCATGGCCGAGACGGATCCCAATCTGCGTGGGATCCTGGGCGTGCGCAAATATGACAAGATCCGGTTTACGGATCCGACTGGTATGGCCATGTATCTGGTCTTGAGTTTGCCAATTCGGAAGGTCGAATGGTCCATGGTTCCGGGTGGGCCGACGTCGAGGGATGAGGAGGCGGCTGAGTTCGCGTGGTCGTGCTTCCAGGATACCTCGCACAGTTTCAACGATCTGATCAGCGACATCTGCCTCATGTTCCCTTATGGCTGGTCTTATTTCGATATGAGCATCAAGCGGCGCTTGGGAGGCCGGCGCTCCCAATTCGACGATGGGCGGGTCGGCTTTCGCAAGATCACCATCCGGCTCCCTCGCTCGCTCTATAAATGGGAGTTCGAACAGGAGAGCGGCGATATCCTGGGGATGTGGCAGTATCTGGAGAATCCGCCGAAGGGCCAGGAGCATACGGTATACCTGCCCCTTAATCGGGCGTTGCTGTTTCGGACGTCTCGAGAGGGCGACAACCCGGAGGGGTCCTCGATCTACAGGCCGGCTGTGCGACCGTTCGACTATAAGCGGCGTCTGGAGCAGGTGGAGGGCATCGGTCTGTATCGGCGATGGGCCGGCTTCCCCATCGTCAACCTGCCCGATGGCGCGACGGCTCGCGACGAGGTTCCGGCTGGTACGGTATCGGACGAGGAGCGGGCCGAGGACTTTGTGAAAAAGGTGTACGAGGATCGCATGATGGGGGCATACCTCATGCCGGGCTGGTCCTTCGCGTTCGGCGGGCCCGAGGGAACCGTCGATCCTACCATGGGCCAGACGATCATCCGGAAAGATGCCGAGATGACGCGGGCGATCCTGGCGCAATACCTGCTGTTGGGCCTGCGCGAAGTGGGGACGCAGGCGCTGGCGACCACGTTGCTGGATGCGTTCTTCCTGGCAGTCGATGCCTATCTGCAGATCATACGGGATGGGCTCAACCGCTATGCTGTCCCATTTCTGTTCGGCTACAATACCGATTTTCAGGGCATGACCGGATATCCGACGTTTGAGACGTCATCCCCTCGCGCTCTGGATCTGGAGATTGTAGGGAAATACCTCGCGGCGATCGCGCAGGCCGGTGGGCTGCGCATCGACGATCCGACCGAATCTTTCCTGCGCAGCCTGATACCGGGCATGCCCGATGCGCTGCCGGTGGAGGAGGAAGAGGCTCCCGAGCGACCGAAACCGGAAAGCGGGGAAGAAGAACAGGAGATCCGTGGGGAGGGCGAGGGGGGCGAGGGCGACGAGGGTTATCGAAAGGGGGGCGACGACCTGGGCGAGGTCCCAGGGCGGCGTCGGTTTTTTCGGGGGTTCGGGTCCGGCTCCGGGGATGGTAGTGGGGGCGGAGGCGGGGAGAATTTCGCGGCGAAGGCGGCTCCCGATGGCCGGGCGGCGCAGTACCATGCCTTGACCGATCGCAACATGCGGGCCCAGCGGGCCAATCTGGAGGGCTGGTCTGACGACGTGGCGTCTCAAATCTCGCAGTTAGGGCCCGAGGTGACCGATCGCGCAGTCCGATCGAAGATCGACGATCTGCTCCTGGCCGGCTTGCTGCTCATGCGCGAGCGATCGGTCCTCGACATCACGGCTGCGTTCTGGCTCGGGTTTGGCAAGCCTGCCGGTGGTCCGGCTCAGTTGGGGGCGCTCCAGGAGGAGATCCGGCTCTGCGACGATTGGATGGGCTATAGTGCGGGCGAGCTCATGCCGGTCAATCCTGCAGGTGGGGGCACTTTGTGGGGCGACATTGCCGGCGAACTGGAGGGCCAGATCGCGGCGATCCTCCTGCTGCTGAAAGAGGGCCGAGAGGATGACGTGTTCTTCCTGGTCCAGGAGGCAGTCCAGGCGGCGACTCAGGCTTACTCCCGGGCCGAGCTCTACGCAGGCCATGTCTGGCACTCTATCTGGTCCGGGGCCTACCAACGCGATCGCTACGAGGAAATGTTGGGGGGTCTACCGGGTCCGATCCGATGGGTCCTCGACGTATGGGCCAAGCATTGCCGGCAGTGTCCTATCTTTGGGGCGGATCCTCCTGGGCGTGAATATCCCTCGTGGGATGCTATGCTGTCTGTGACCGGTGGTATCACGCCAGGCTTTGGCACGGACTGCGATGGGCGATGCCGGTGTCACGTGGAGGTTTATAGGGCGGGCGTGTGGGTGTGGGCATGAACGATAACGGGCGAGACTCCAAGCTCCTATCTGTCCCAGGGCCGATCGCGGCGTTCGTGAATCGGCTGTGTGCATTGGATGCTGGCAATCACATGATCATCGTCGTCAAGGCTGGTTCCGGGGCTCGCGGGCTCGTGTCCTGGAGTGTCCTCGAGGGCCGGGCCGAGATGCCCAAAGCAGACACGTCCGAATCTCCCAAAGCAGGCGCCAATTAGAACAGAAAACGCTCCCCCTACCCCACCCACTTGGGCAGGTGTAGGGGGAGCGTTTTGCTTGCTGCCGGCTGGCCGGCTAATCGTAGCGTTCGACGGCTTTGCGCAGGGCTGTGTATATGGGCTCGCTTTCGTCCTCGTCATCCCCCATGCCGTGGATGTCCCACAGGGCCAGGGTCTTGCGGGCGGCGTCGAGCAGTGGGGCAGTAGCGACGTGGGCATCGGCGATGGCGAGTTGTTCGCGGGCGAATTCGAGGATCTGTTCATCGTCCTCCGTGCGATAGTCTGGCGTGGCGTCTGCGAATGCCTTCGTGATCAGGCGCAGGGCGTGGAGCATGTCGGGGTCCGGCATCGGCAGCGTGTTGATGTCCTTTGCGATGGCCTGGATGTCTCTCCAGCGTTCCACTTCTTCAGGTGTCCATTGCTCGAAGTCGAGCTCCGGGTCCATGTGATCGATCAGCCAGTCCATTGCCTCGACCACGTGCATGGGCGGGTGCTGCGATGCCAGGGCGAGCAACCTGCGGCTCGCGGCCAGGGCGAGCTGCAGTTTCTCCAGTTTGGCTCGGAGATCTGCCTGCGCTTCCTCGCTTTCGGACTCATCCTTGCCGAAGCTGGCGAGTACGAACCACGTGGCGGCGCTCTCGAGTTCCTGCAGGCTCGCGATCAACCTTTGTAAGCGGATCATCGGGGTCCTCCTGTCTATCGATCTGGTTTGGGTGTGGCGCTCCGGGGCCGGGTCCAGGCCAGGGCGATTTTCCAGGTTTTCAGGCTGGCCGGCTGATGACAGTCTAGTCGTCATCCCGTATGAATCGGGCTGGCCGTTTGGGCGCTGCCTCGCGTTGCCGGCGAGGCTTCCCCTGCGGTTCAGGCAGGATCTGGCCTACTTTGTCCATCCCCTCCTGGCCTGGGTCCGGCTCCGGAGCATTATCCTAAGCGCAGACTGCGGCGAGTTGGTAGCGGGTAAACTGCGTCTGTTGTAGGGCGTCGATCCAGGTGAGCAAGACGGTCCAGAACTCGTCCAGGCGTTCGATCCCTTCGATGTCGACGACGTGATCGCCGATGTCCTGCTCGGTTCCCCCTGCCGGCGCTCCGGAGGGGGTCTTGTCCATACTGCGGGCGTAGACGGCGACCATGTTGTCCTCTACCCACAGCACTTCGGCGCTGAAGGTTCGGGCGTATACCTGGCCCATCCCGGTCTGGCCGGTGGTGACCGTCTTGCTCAGGCGCTGGCCAATCTTCGCTCGGAAGTATGGTCCCAGGAATGAGGGAGTTGGCAAGCGAGCGATCACTTCCTCGACTGTGGTGGGTTCGTTGGCCATGTGATCATACCTCCGGGGCCGGCTGCACTACTACATGCACAGTGGGGCGATCATCGTCGGGCGGATCCGCATATCCGAGGAGCGTCTCGGCGATGTCATCGTAGCGGGCCAGGATATCCCCTGCTCCGACACGATCCGTCCATCGTTTGCTGCCATCGGGATGGCGGAGTTCGAAGGTTCCCTCGTGCGGGTCATAGTCGGTGATCTGCACGCGCGTCCGATCGATGATGCGCTGGTATCTGGTCCATCCTCGCAAGAATGCTGCCCACAGCATGCTTGGCCATGGGTCCTCCGGCAGAGAGGGCCATGTATCCTCCGTGCCAGGTCCGGGATCGAGGCCGGCGACGTCGGGGCGGGGTGTGCAGTTGCGCATCCACTCGGTTGTCAACCCGTGGGTGTGCTGCAGCCAATTCCAGATCGTGTCTGCGTCCTCGCCATGGTAGCGGATGGCTTTCAACTGCGGGTGGTCCAGATACAATTCGAGTTCCTGCGTCTGACCGTCCTCCTGCGGATGCCGGCGGGCGGCGACGATGTGGCTGACCGAGATCAGCCAGTTTCCATCTTGAATCATGGGATTGTTCATCTGTAACCTCCTGGTTGTGAATGGTCCTACTATATAAACGGTTCGGGGCCTGGTTTTCTTCAGGCTCCCTACTGCCAGGCCGGAAGTGTATCAGTTCTGATATACTTACGGGCTGGCGGTAGGGGGAGACGTCTTTGCGAGGGCGTCTCTCCCTGGCCGGCTTATTGCATCCATGGCGCATCGATGTCATCGGGTACGGGGGGCCTGGCCGGCAGCAATCCTTCGGCGACGTAGAGCTCGAACTCCAGTTCGTCTGGTTCCGTGGCTGTGAGCTCGGTATCTGCGACGAGTTGGGTCCGTTCCCCTGTGGGTTCTCCATTGGGGAATAGGAACTCGACTTCGACCAGGGCCGGCTTGTCCGGATCGCCATCGATCAGAGCGAGCTCCCTCGACTCGTGGATCGCGACGATCTGCACTCGGCGTTCGTGATAGTAGATCATCGGGTCATACCTCCTGGGGGTGATGGGCAGGTTTCCCTGCTGCAGGGCCAGGCCGGGGTCCTGGCGCTGCAGCAGGGGGAGACGGGGTCCAGGCGTCTCCCCCTGCGTGGCCTACTCGTTGGGGTCGTATTCTCCCCCACAGGTTGCACAGTGTACGGTCTGCGCAGGCGTCCATGTCAGGCAGTCCATGCGGCGTTCACCACAGGTCGGGCAGGCTGTCGAGCGGAGCACGAGGCTCTCGTCCATCGCGGCTTGTACCTTGACGGCCAGGCCGGCGATGGTTTCTGCCTGCAGGACGCAGTACCGAACCGGGTTCGCTGTGTACCGGATTTCTTCGCGCAGGGCTGTGTACCGCTGGCGTAGGAATTCCAGGTTGGCGAGTAGGATGTTGAGCTCTGCCTCTGAGAGCTCCAGGTGAATGGGGATTGCGTTCATCGTCATCGTGTCATACCTCCTGGGCATGTGATATGTGTAGGGCTTGCCCCTACTGTTGGGCGAGATGCTTGTGTTCAATCTCTCTCTCGCCGATGCCAACGACTTGAATTCTCCATGTGGTCTTGTGCTTTATGTTCGCGAGTACGATGCCGGCGTGGCCTTTGTATTCTCCGCCGACGATCTGGACAGTGTCTCCCTCGCGAATTCCATGGACTTCAATCACTTTGCCTAATCCTTTCATGTTCTTCCTCCTGGGTTGGGATTGTAGGGTTGCCCCTACCGCATCCCCAGGCCGGCGATCTGGCGATCGCTTGGGTGAGCTCCTGGGGATGCGGTAGGCGGGGAGCGCGGGCTCCCCTGCCTACAGTTAGGCGATCGGCTCGCCATCGATTTCGACTGCCTGCATGACCGAGCAGGCTCGCTGGAGGATCGTCCCATCTGGCGCTGCCAGCAGGAAGGCGGGCTCCGTGCTGCCATCGGCGGGGAACCGGTGCATGTACGTGGCCAGGACTCTGTATCCTGCTTCGCGGTCCAGGTCCGATGTCAGGAAGATCCCGCTTCCGCTATAGGGGGCCGGCTTAACTCGGACGATCATCGTGGTGAAGTGGGTCGTGATTTTGTCGACTTGTCTCGTCATCGTGTCATACCTCCTGGGTGGTATTTCTCGACGTGGTATCCACATCCCCCTGGGTAACCCTGCCCGTAGGTGTCTACCCAGGAGCAGAGGGCGCGATCGAATCCTCCGCTTCCTGGAGGAGGTCCGTGCCATGCTCCTGCGATTTCCTGGGCTCCGGGTCGGGGCGAGTAGGCGGGTGGATACGTGCGGATCACTACATGCTCGGCATCTGGTGGGATGGCCGGGTCGGGTTCGAGCAGTCCTGCCTGCGTCAGGATCTGCTCCAGCGAATCGGCGAGGATGAAGCGCAGGTCTGTCATTTCCTCGTCGATGGTGGCCAGGTCGGCGGGGCTGGCGGTATCGACCTGCTCGCCGAGCTCGTGCAGGCGTTCGTAATACCTGCGCAGGCCGACGAGGAGACCGTCCTTTAGGGTGAGGGTGTGGGTGATCATCAGATCCTCCGTCTCTCCCGTGCGAAGCTGAATGCTGCTCCGGACTCTGGCAGCGGGTCCGCCTGCGGCTCGATTGGCTTCCCGTTGGTATCGGGCTGCTCATCGTCGGGCAGCCAGGCCAGGTTGCCCCACTCCACTTGATCGGTCATGATGCTGACGCGATTATGGGTGGGCAGCCAGGTCTGGACGAAGGCGTGGTCCTGGGGGCCGGGTCCGCCGAACTTGGCCAGGATCGTGGCGTCGGTGATGTGGGCTCCTTCGGTGTCATCCTCAGCGTCTACGATCGCCATGGCTTGAAGCTGGACTTTGGCATCCTTCATCCAACTTGGCTTCTCTCCGGTGTACCGGTAGAAGCGACCGAACTCGACTCGTGTTTGCTCATCCATGTCTTACCTCCATACCTCCTGGGTGTTTGGTGGTCTACTATATAAACGGGCGGAGGGCCGGTTTCCTTCAGTCGGCGCTCTATCCGTTTGGCTAGTAAACCGGATAGCAGTTGGGGAGCTCCCAACCCCAGGGCCAGGCGGGTCGTCCTGGTCCTGGGGTTGGGGGGCAGGAGGGTGGGCATCCTCCTGCCCCTTGCCCCTGGGTGTTGGCCTACTCGTAGGCACCGAGGCGCGTCAGGGCCGGCGTGGGGTCGATGGGCACTTCGTGCGTATTGTGCCAGCTATCGACTCTGACCGGCATGCCGGCATCGATGAAGCGTTGGAGATCCTCATATCTGCTGAGTTTGGCGAACTCGGCGCAGAGGAGCGGCTTGGCGGCTTCGGCGTCTAGGGCGAGGCAGTCGACCGTGATGTTCTGGCTCCCTGGGTTCCATTCTTCGAAGCTGTCCATGAAGCGGGCCAGGGAGGGGTCTGGTACGTCCTCGAGGGGCACGTGCTGGTGCAGGCGAGGGTCATAGAGTGACTCGACGAAGGTGCGGCTGCGGGCTAACTTCTCCAGCATCTGCCTGGGGGATATCGGTGCATAGGGCGCAGCGTCCGTCTTGAGGGCTCGCTTGGCCCACTTCGTTGCGATGGTGAGGTCCTCCAGGTGTCTGGCCGTTACCTCGACCTGCATGCCGTACCAGTCCAGCGGGCGTTTGTGTCTCTCGCTATGCCAGATAATCTCGATCCGCGAGTTGTTGGCGAAGCGATCCTGTGGGTACAGGGTGAGGCGGAAGGTGGCATAGTCAGAGTTGCGCGGGAACTCGATGTGCGCTTCATAGTAGCATACGGCTTTCTCGGTCATCGTCTTACCTCCTGGGTGAGGATCTGTAGGGCGTTGCCCTACCGTAACCCCAGGCCGGGGGTCCTGGAGTTATGGTAGGGAGGGAGCTCAGGCTCCCTCCGTCCCAGGGAGCGGTAGAGGCCGGCTGTGTTGGCCGAGGCTCCTACCATCTGGCCGGTATATCGTCGGGCCCATGCCCAGGCGTCTGTACAATCTCACGGCCAGTTCGGCGCAGGCGATCATGCTGCCGTGGTACTCGATGCGGCTGCTGCTGACGGGATCCCGGCTTACCAGTTTATACATCGTGGCGACGTCGTTGGCTTTGAGGCTGTTCTCGATGATGGCTGCGAGGTCGATGGTGTCCATCTGATACCTCCTGGGTGGGTTATGTAGGGCGTTGCCCTACCGTAACCCCAGGCCGGGGGTCCTGGGGTTATGGTAGGGAGGGAGCGCGGGCTCCCTCCGTCCCATCTATCGTCCTTCCCATTTGACCAGGCATGCCCACTGTTTCCAGCTAAGCGGGCTCGGGTATTGGCGTTCCTCCGGGTCCGTCTCCAGCCAGGTGATGATCTGGTCGCAGAGGCTGGCTCGGAAGTCCGAGCGGAATTGCTTGGTCTTGAGTAGGCGGGCGGCTGCTCGGCGCTGGTTGGGGTGTACGTCCGGGCTGGCCATCCATCGCAGCCAGTGTTCTGGCCAGTCCGGGTCGGCGATCGCGAAGGTGTCTTGCCAGGCGAGGGGGTCTTTCAGCCATTCTTCCGGCGTCAGCCAGGCGGGCAGGTCGATCGCTCGGACTTCCCACTTGGTGAAGGTTACGGGTCGCCAGTCGTCGGAGCTCAGGATCCCTTGTTTTGTCTCCGTGATGTCTACCTGCTCCGTATAGACTGCGACCGGGCGGCGAGGCGTTCCCATTTCCTCGCCATCGTGGCGGTAGAGGATCGCGTGTGTTACGGTATCCATCGGTCATACCTCCTGGGTGTGTGGGTGTAGGGGCTCGGTGGGGGAGGATATCTCCCCCACCTTGCCTTTACTCATACCTCATCCCCCTCCTTGCCCGTCTCCCTTTCGGCTGGCCTGGGTCGGGCCGGCTTTAGGGCGGCGAGCAGATTGTCCACTCTCGCGCGGGCGATGCCGAGGCGCGTGGCGATGTCGAGGAGTGTTTCGTTTGCGTCTCGCCATTGCTGCTCGAAGGTGGCGGCATCGGTTGGCTTTTGGTCGTTCTCAGCCATCCTCATACCTCCTGGGTGTGGTATGTGTAGGGGCTTGCCCCTACCGGATCCGCAGGCCGGGGGCGTGGATCCCGTTGGGGTATCTTTGCTCCCGTTCTGCGGATGCGGTAGGGGGGGAGCGCGGGCTCCCCCTCCTACGCTGCGGATCAGGCTCCTTCCTCCCATCGTTCCTGTACGCTGGTTACTTCTATACGTTCGACTTCGTGTGCGGCGTGGGTTACGTGCGAGGTATGGCCTTCTCCCCTGGCCGGTTTCCAGGTCCAGGGCGTGACCATGGTCACTTGTTCGCCTGCGACCGTCGTTACCTCCAGGATCTGGCCGGTTGCCTTGATCCGGGCCAGTTCGCCGACTTTCGGCGTTCCGGGTCTTACTTCCATGGTGTGCGTGGTGACGATCCCGTTTTCGCGCTTCGATTCGGCGAGGGCCACCATCTTGATTGCCATGCTGCTCACCTCCTGGGTGTGGGATTATAGGGCCCTATCGCCGAGGGCTCTGCTACCGGCTCCGCGGGCTGCGGTGTTGGGGGGTTTGCGTCCGGTGGCCTAGACGGGGGTTGATCTGCCCGTCATCCCCTTCGGCTCGTGGTAGGGCCCTACCGTAACCCCAGGAGCGGGTCCTGGGGTTACGGTAGGGGGGAGCGTGGGCTCCCCTCTACTCTAGATCAGTCTGGCCCATTGGGCCATACCTCCGCGGGCCCAGTCCTGCGGGCGGGCTGTCGCGGCTATCTTGTCGGCGATGTCGTCGAGGCGATCGGCGAGGGCGCGTTGTTCGGTTCCCCAGGTTCCGGGCAGGTCGAAGGTGGCGGTTACGGGCAGGCATTTGTGTTCGCGTTTGGGGCTGATCGCGAAGGCGACCATCCTCCAGATATATGCGGTTTCTCCGCCTGCCGTTACTTGCCGGGTCGTGGGGTCGAAGGTGACTCGCGGCTTCGAGGCTCGCAGGCATCCTTTGTTCTTGCCTTGTGTGGCGATGATGCCTTGCGCGAGTGCGAGTTCGGCGGGTGTCAGGCTTGCCTTGCTCAGGTCGAGCTCGGGCATGTTGTACATCGTCTTACCTCCTGGGTGTGTTATGTAGGGCGTAACCCTACCAGCAGGAGGTTAGGTCGGGTCTTGCTGCTCTACTGCCGGCAGTAGTGTCCTGCCTAATCTCCTGGTGGTGGGGTTTCCCCCTTTCCCCCTATCCCCTCATTTTTCTTAATTCTCCCTCCAGGTTGGGGTGTTCGTTGGTATGTAGTTATGTATTAGTTCGCTTCTCGGTTTGTCCTGTCGTTGCCTGTCGGTCTTCTTGTCCGGGCCGTCCGATTCGGGTGGGCCCAGGCCGTCTGGCCAGATTTGCACTGTCGGGTGCGGGGGCTATGTTTTGGCTTTCGGCGTCCGGTTCCGGGCTGGTCGGGCCGGTTGGTTACTCCCTGGCCAGTCCTGGTTTTATCCCTCGCGGGTTAGGCTCGCGGCTCGCTTACTTGCCCCTTCGTGCTGTTGGTTGTTCAGGTTCCTGGTCTTGCTACTCGGTCCGTTTACTCGGCTCCGGTTTGTGTAGGCTTGGGGCGGCTCCCTGTCCTGCTTTTCCCCCTGCGTTGCTTCCTGTCTCCCTCTCTGCGTTGCGTTCTATCCTACTATAACAAATTATACTGCATCAAGGTTAACAACGGGTATTGAAACCCCTAATAAACTATTAAAAATTTCCGTGTTTCGTAACTCTTTCAAATTGCCCCACCCTGCCGGGTTGAGCCACCACATTGCAGCCTGGGGGCTGTCCGTTTGGGTAGTTAATCGGGCAACCTTCGCATAGTGACTATGGTACGCCCATAATTTGCCCCTCGCCATCGTCACGCTCTGTCATCCTTTCGTCACACTCCGGTCACCCTTTCTCGGACTTCGGTAAGACGAAAGTCAGGCAAAAGTCAGGTATCTTCCGGGCTTTGGGGGGGATTGACACCGAAACCGTTCTCGTGTATAATGGGGACGTCAAGCGCAACCTCCTGGGTGTGGTCCTCGTCCGTAGGGGTCCGATCGGTTGCGGGAGATGCCAGGAGCATCCTGGGTCGTTGTTCCTGCTCCTGGCCGTTCTTATACCCATTTTTTGGTGTAGGGTGGGCGAGCGGGCGTGGCATCGGGGTTACTGTCTCGCTCGCCCACCCAGGAGCGCTGGTGGCGACGGGGCCGGCGTTTCCCTCCTGACAGTGCGATGGCGGTTTCCAGGTCCTCCGCCATCGCAGAAAAAGCGCAGGGCTCTCCCTGCTTCATAATAGCAGTCCGGCTCGGGCTTTAGGGCCTACGATCTGGATTCTGCCCAGGAACTCGTACACACGGGCGGTCACAGCATTTGCTGTGGCGGACTCGTGTGTTTTGCTTTGGGGGTATCGATGGGCAATCCAAGGTTGGAGGCGCTGCTCGGCCAAGTCGAACAGACTCTGGTGGCACTCGACGAGGGTGCTGCCGATCTGCAGAGCGTCCGGGAGATCCTGGCCACACGGCTGCGTGACTATCGGATGACGGCTCTGCCCCAGGTTCCCTGGACTCGAGATCTGCGCTCCGTTCTCCCCTCCAATACCCACTGTCCGGCTCCCCTCCAGAATGGCTGGTGGCGGCGCTCCCTCGATCAGATCGAATCCGTCTGTTTCCATCATACCTGCTCCCATTCTCCAGAGGCGTTTACTGCCTGGTACATCACCAAGGATGGTGGTCGGCCAGGCTGTTGTTATACCATCTGGATCGCCGAGACCGGGGAAGTCCTGCTCTGCGGCGACCTGGAGGCCGGCTGTTGGCACAACCACAATGGCCATCAGAACGTCGACCTATCGGTTGGCCTGGCCGGCAACAAATCGGTGTATCCTCCTTCCCCTGCGCAGATGCGGTCCGCCATTCAGGTGGCAGCCTGGGCGATTCTCTCTCCCATGTTGCCGGGGGTCACTTCCCTGGGGCAGATCATGGGCCACTGCGACTATCCCCTGTGTAAACCTGGCAAACCTCACGCGACGTCCTGCCCAGGCTGGCTTGTCCCACAGACGGGTAAATGGCGGTCCGCTTTGTTTGGTGGCCTGGCCGAGTTCCTGGCCGACTTTCTAGGATCCAAATAAGGGAGGCATCTATCGCGCAAATTCACAAAAATTCACAATTTCAACGTGTTATCGGGTTGGTTCCCTATTTCATCAAGGAGGTGGTCCTATGTTGCGCAGTCGAAAGTGGAGCGTTCGGGCGGTCAAGATCCTGGCCATCGCGCTGGCGTTGGTCATCGGGATCCTCGTTCCCCTGGTGCTGGCCAAGGGCCCGAGCGGGCCCGTGCTGCAGGGCGAGGACGAGCTCCCCATGCTGGAGGATATGATCATCGGTGGGATCCCGGTCATCCTGCTCATCGTCCTGATCGTGCAAATCTTCAAGGACTGGGTGGGCGTCCCAGGGCAATACCTGCGCTGGATATCCCTGGGCCTGGGTCTTGCTTTCGGGATCCTCTATCAATACGGTATGGGCTGGCCGGAGGAACCGTGGGGATGGGTCGTGTTCGTCGTCCGGCTGTTGTTCGGGGTCCTGTCGAGCTCCCTGGTTGACTTCACTCGTGACGTGGCGTCTCGCGTTGGCCTGAATAGACGTTAGCTGACGGGAGGTATGCCATGCCGTGGGAGATCCGTCCAGAGGGGGGCCAATACTGCGTCTACCAGTCCGACACGGACGAGCTCGTCAAGTGCCATCCTAATCGGGCCGATGCCGTGGCTCACCTGCGGGCGTTGTATGCGAACGTCGACCACTCCGAGGCCGGCATGTGGATCGATCGCGGATTCTTCGTCGATCTATCGGGCCAGGATGGGTCCATAGCGCAGCGGGTGCTGGCCGGCGATCCCATCTGCATCATACCTCGTGGGATGTTCTGGCGTGATGGCATGGCTCGCAACGTCGACGACCAGGCTGTCGACGAGTTCGTGGTCAACTATCGCGACCGGCTCGATCGGGGCCTGCGGCGCTCACGGCTCGCTGTGGATCAGGATCATAATGGCCGGGCACTTGGCTGGTATCAGGACGTGATGGCGCTCCCTGAAGGTGTGGGGTCGACGTTCCAATGGAATCGCGCTGGCCGGGAGGCGCTGGAGGCCAACGAGTTCGCTTACTTCTCGGCAACCGTCTACTGGCAGATGCGCGATCGCGTCACCAATCAAACGGTCAACAACGTGCTGGCCGGTGGGGCGCTCACGAACTATCCGTATTTCGGCGAGGCGACGGCGTTGTTCTGCCTCGCGACCGAGGCGGATGCCCCACCCATTTTCTATGCCGTCACTAAGACGGGTCCGCATGGTGACCAGTTGCCGGCTCGGGCATACCTTGTCGTAGAGGATCCATCGAAGCCGAGCACGTGGCACTTGCCGGTCATGTCCTGGCGGGGCGGCAAACTTGTGTACGATCATAAGCTGATGGGCGCTGCGAAGGCATCGCTCACGGCTGAGGAAGGCCATCGCGGGAACCCGTATGAGGGCCCGCAAAAGGCCGAGGCGTTGGCTAAGCTCAAGCGTCTCTACGAGCGCGAGGGCTTGGAGTTTACTCTGGAAGAGGGAGGTTTTCCTATGTCCCAACAAGCTCCACTACCAGGTGGGGAAAACGCGGATCAGGTCCTGGCCGGGCTCCGGCAGTTCTTTGCGGGGCTCATCCCTGGATCTGGCCGATCGGATGCCCCACCCACCAGTCCGTCCGCCGAGGTCCTGGCGCTGCAGGCGCAGGTCGAGGCGCTGAGCGAGCAGGTCGCGGGGTTCGGCGACCTGCCGGATCAGTTGTCTGCGGCGCAGGCGCAGGCGGATGAATATCGGGCCCAGGTCGAGACTCTGCAGGGCGACCTGGGGAGTGAGCGCGAGGCTCGCCAGATCGAGCGGTTCCGGCAGATGGCGGGATCCGACTATGCTCACTTGCCCGTCCAGATCGATGCGCTTGGCGAACATCTGCGCTGGCTTTACTCGCGGGATACGGAAGAGGAACAACCCCACGCGACGTTCTTCTCCGATCTGCTGCGCAGGGCCGACGAGATGTTCGTCGATGCGTTCCGCGAGCGCGGGTCGTCTCGCGCTGGCGGCGATGGGGCCATGGTGCGGATCAACGCTGCCATCGAGGAATACCAAGAGGCGCATGCCAATACAACCCGGGAGGAGGCCATGGAGGCTATCTTCCGGGCACAGCCTGATCTGTACGAGGCTTACCAAACGGAGCGCAGCCAGGCTGCGCAGGGGGTGTCCCAATGACCGCTGTTCCTCAAGGTGCTGAGATCCGTGTGAGCGTCGAGGCCGGCGAAGATCTGACGGGCAAGCAGTTCTACTTCGTCGAGATCGATACCGGCAAGCTGGCGCTGTGTGATGCGGCGACCGACCAACCCTTTGGGGTTCTCCAAGATAACGACGTCGTGTCAGGCCGGATGGGCGAATGCGTGGTGTTGGGCCCGTCCAAGGTCGTCGCAGATGGTGCTATCACCAAGGGCAACCTGATCGGCACTTCTGCCGATGGGCAGGCCGACGTCAAGGTTCCTGGTACGGATGTCACGGAGTATGTCGCGGGGATCGCTCTCGAAGATGCGACCAACGCAGGCGAGGTCCTGTCCGCGCTCATCAACTGTGTCAGTCCGTTCCGGGCGGCATAGGTTCACTGGCTTCATCGGTGGACATCTATCTATAGAAGGAGGCTGCCATGCCTACTGATCAACCAGGTTCGGGCGAGGTCCATGTCGACCAGTTGCTCACGGACGTGTCTGTGGGGTTCGTCAATACTGTCTACATCGCTGGCCTGTGGTTCCCCATGGTGCTGGTCATGAAACGATCGGACATCGTTCCGAAGTATACGAAGAGTGCGTGGTTCCGCGACGAGGCCAAGGAGTTGGGCGAGCGTGAGGCTCCGCCTGTCTCCGGCTACAACGTCGACGTGACCGATACCTACTACTGCCGGGAGTACGGTATGGGGCACTTTATCGGCGATGCGCGTCGGGCCAACACCGATCTGCCGTTCGATGCAGACCGGGATGGGGCCAGGTGGGTGACGGACAAAATGCTCATGAAGGAAGAGCGGCTCGTCGTCTCCGGCTTCTGGAAAACCGGTGTGTGGGGAGCGGATAAGACGGGCGGCGTCGACTTCACCAAGTGGTCCACTTACGCTACCAGCACGCCAATCCAGGATCTGCGCGGGTTCGGACGAACGATCCGGCGTGGCCTGGGTGGGCTCGCTCCCAACACGGCTATCTTCGGCGATCTGACGTGGGACGTGCTGGCCGATCATCCCGACTTCCTCGATCGCATCAAGTATGGCTCGGGATCCGACTCCCCTGCCATGGTCACTCCCAACCTCGTGGCGCAGTTGCTCGGGTATCAGAAGGTCCTCGTCGGTGCGTCCGTGTATACCGCCAGTCCGGAGGGCACTGCCGAGGCATCGGTGACGTACACTCCGAACTGGGACGACGATGGCTGGTTGGGATACGTGGCTCCCAGGCCGGGGCTGTTCAACCCGACTGCCGGCTACAACTTCACGTGGAAAACCGCTTTCGGCGGTCCGCGTTACATCAAGAACCGGCGCGATCCGCTGTCGGATAAAGGCTTTCTCATCGAGGCGTTCCAGTTCATGGATCATCACGTCTGCGCCAAGGATGCCGGCTTGTTCATGTCGGATGCAGTGGACTAGGAGGTCCTATGGCTCAGGGCGACTATGTTCAGGCTCTGCGTGACTTCCGGTATGACGACCAGGTCGGCGAGGTCCATACCGGTCAGGTGTTCCAGTTAGGTGGTCACATCAACGACGATGGCCTGCTTCGTCATCGGTTCCTGGCTCCCATCGAGGATGTCCCAACGACCAAGGCCAAGCGGGAAGCGTGGCTCGCTTCCCTGCCTACGTGCGGGGAATGTGGGGCCATGTTCCTGCAGGAATGGCAGCGGGATCGATGCGGGGAGGCTCACGGGCTCTCCGCCGAAGAGCGCGAGAGGCAAGCCAGGGAGCGGGCTCACGACCGCTACGAGCGCACTGTTGCTCCCGAGAGGCGTGTCATGCGCGTCGGTGCGTGACCACCTGCTGGTAATCAATCGCATAGGCCGATGGCTTTCCCCACCCATCTGTATCTGCCTGTCTGCCTGCTGGCGGGGGTGCTATCGGTTTAACTAACCAACGGGATAGGTGGTGTTATGGCGCTGACCGACCTGCAGAGGCTCCGGCTCAAAATCGCCGATCGGGCGAAGGCTGTCATCGACGAGGCGTTGGGGGAGGGTACGGGCTCCAAGACTGTATACCAATGTCGTCTCTCTCCCATCGTCGAGGCGACCGATCGGATCTATGTCGACGGGGTCCTCCAAACTCGGGATGTCGACTACACCATCGACGAATCCCTGGGGCTCGTCACTTTCGTCGCGGCTCCCGCTTCCGGGGCCGAGATCACTGCCGACTATCAGTGGGTTACGTTCACGGACGAGGAGCTCCAGGATATGCTCGATCAGGCCGGCTCCCTGGTCCTGGCGGCGATGGAGGCTATCCGTTGCCTGCTGGCCGACAGTGAGCGGTTCCTGAAGTATACGTTCGGCCAGGAGAGCGTGGATCGGTCCACTGCGAGGGCTGCGCTGCAGGATCTGCTCGACGATCTGCGTCGGGCGAAGGGCGGGCCCGTTGGGTTCGTGTTAGCAGATACGCCAGAGCGTGAAGAGCTCATGGCTCCCTTTGTAGAGCAAGACGAGGAGTTGACCGATGTCGATTAATTCGCGACTCGGGCGGGGGAGAATGAGGTACGTTTCCGATCGTATCGTCGACGACAACTTTACGACGGTGAAGATCTGGCGGGATGGGTCCAAGATCGCTACGCTGCGAACCCGAATCGCTCCGACCACGCGGGGGACTGCCGGGCGTGATCGCAGGCCGGTGCAGGGCGACGTGTCTCCCCAAACCTATGTCATGGCCGTGCCAAAGGGAACCACGGTTCAATCGGGCGACGACGTGTGGGCCGGCTCCGACCGGTATCGGGTCGTTTCTGTGGATCGCGTTCCCCAGGGCCGGCAGGTGATCATGGAGCGGCTTCAATAGGGAGGTGTACTATGCCGATCGCGGCAGATCAAAAAGTGTTCGTCGTCATCAAATCCGCCGATGGCGCTCAGGAGCTCGAGGGCTTCTATACCCAGGATCATCGGTTCGATCTGGAGGTGGCTTTCGTGGTATCGGGTCGAACTGCGTTGTTCCCCAGGGTCCACATCGGCGATCAGGTCCATGTCGACGACGAGATGGCCGGCGAGGTGGTCGCGATCCGACCGTCTGGCGTGGCCCAGCGGTGGGAGATCCACTTCGCGAAGGCCGACTCGTTTGTCGACTTCCTGGAGGGGAAGTCATCCCGTGGTCGTCGACCGAAAGCTCCGGAGGTCGAAGAGGCCGGCGAGGAGGCCGGCGAGGCCGGCGAGGGCCCTACGGACGACCAGGGTGGCATCGGAGGCGCTCTGGAGACTGCGCTGGCTGCGGCTGATGCCGAGCGGGCGCTTAGGGAATAAGGAGGGGCTATGGCTCGGGTTGACTTGGTGGTGCTGTTGTCCATCGAGGAGGAGGGGTTCCCTCCGTTTCGGGCTGAGCTCAACCAGGCTCCTGACATGGCTCCCGACTTGACTCCCAGGGCGCGTGCGTTGTTGTTGCGACTGACCGAAGAGATCCTGGCCCACTGCACTCGCCAGATCCCTACGGTGGAGGAGTTATTGGCGCAAGGCGATGGCGACTGAATGGATCGACTTGGCATCCTGGATCCTGGCCGGGCTGAAGGCGAATGCGACCGTTACGGCTGCAGTCGTCGGTGGGGCGGATAGCATCATCGAGGCCGGCACCGTTACGGCTCGCATGCTCGATGCCAATCAGGAAACGCGGCAGACCGATGCCGGCGATCCGAACCGGGTCCTCGCGCTGGTCGTGTGGGAGCGGGGCGAAGGTAGCAGGCGGGCCGGCTCGCGGGCTGCTGTGGCCAGTGTCTTTGTTCACGATCGCGGAGGTGGTTATGATCGGATCCGTGCGATGCGTGAACTCATCATCAAAGCGGTTGTGTGTCCTGATCAACCGGTGCTGTTTGTTCGAGGAGCGGTTGCGGTCCAGGTGC